ACAGACTTGCCATCTATTATAGCAGTCATCTCATATACAAATCCGACAGCACCTTCAGGTATCATGTCTGGTGTAAATACTACACCTTTATAAATCCAACTCATTTCTTTATAGCTTCTTTTAGTAATGGGTAAAGAACTTGTCTAGTATGCTCCATGCCATAATCTCTTACAGAATCAGATAAGTCTTTACTCAAAGGTAAGATAACTCCTGGTACATCGTATGTAGTAACATATTTATCCAAAGCTTTCTTGCCAGCATTATCATTATCAAATAAGGTTATGATGTTCTTATACTTACTTTTATACATCACCATAGCTCCATTAGGAATCAAACTACTTTCACTATCTGGTGCTACAAATTCTGCATTAAAACCAAATGTACTAAGAGCCATAATATCCTTAAGAGAACTACATATAATGAGATTAGGCTTCTCAAACTTTAGTTGATCGGTACCTTGAATGTAGTTCTTAACTTTCATAAACTTAAAGTCTGATGATAAAGGATAATATACTTTGTATGGAGTACCATCATTTCTACAGTACATATAAGTACTTGGTCCGGCCATAGTCACTGTAACAAGTTTACCATCCTGTTCTTTTTCCATAAGAAAATCACCTACAGGAATTACATTATAGTACTCAAGAACTTTAGAGTTGATATTAAACTGCATCCAATACTTAGCATCTCCTTTATTCCAAGGTCTTTTGGTATACTTGTTTACAGTATACTTTGCTTGCTTCTTAAAGCTTCTAATATCATCAAAAGAGTTATGCTCTAAATAATGTTTATAGTCATCAACTAATTTATTAACAGCTTCACCATATCTAATATCATACAAATATGATATTAAGTCTATCTTATTACCAGATTTACCTGCAGAAAAGTCTGTGAATCTATAAGCATTATCTTTTACATATATCACAAAACTAGGTGTTCTTTCTGTTGGGTTAAATAAAGATTTAATTTTTAATGACTGCCCTGTTAGTTTCTCACTAAGATTGCAATATGTTTCAAATACCCAATAGCTAGGTATATCATCAATTGTTATTAAGTTATCAGTACTAATCATAATCTTTAAGATAAAAAAGGGGAGTTTTTCACCCCCCTTTATATCAGCTATATAAAATATTAAAGATCAAAGTCAGAACCTACAGATGATGTAGTAACAGAGTCACTACCAAAAGATTCTAAATTTTCACTTTTTTTTCTTTTAACATGTAAGTCTTCATTAAACTTTACTAGTTTACTGTTTTCTTCTGAAACATCTGTAGACTCCATGCTAACTTGACCTTTTCCAGGACGTACTATAAACAAATCATATTTGGGATAATTGTCTTTAAAGTATTCACGACCACCTAAAGTTACGTTAAAATAAACATCTTTGAACGGCATATCATCAGCAAATGCTTGAACATATTCTTCAATAGTTTCATATTTGTTATTATTATTTTCCATCCAGTTAAGAGCTTTAGTAACTCTACAAATATTTTGAATAGCTTTAAGTATATCTAAGTCTCGACTTACTTTAATACCACTTTTAGTTTGACCATCTTTATATGGATACTCATTAGTCTTTACTCTACCAACTTTACCTAAGTATTTTCCAGCATCAGGATTATCTCTATCAATAGCAAATCCTTCAAAGTCATCACCCATTGGTTCAGATTCCATATTAAGATGTAAGAAATAAGCTTCATTATCAAATGGAGAAACTTCTAACTTAACGGAATTAATTTTACATGTTTGTGTTCCAGTAGTTAAATTTTTAGGAATACTTGGTCCTCTGTCTTGCAATAATGCATCTGTTGAAATCATCTTTTTGTTTTTTTAAATTAATCAATATATATTTTATCCCAGTAACTTTTAACACTACCTGTTTCATCAATCTCAGAAACTACAATCTCTTGATTAGTTAGATGTGCCGGTCTAGCTCCACAAGAAACTTGATCTGATGTTTTAAAACTTAGTATGTTTTGTTTACCTTTTCTAAATAGGTAGCCTATAGAATCAGAATCAGAACATGTAGATCTTTTAATCTTACCTGTTAAATCTAAATCCATAGAACTAAAATCACTTCCGTTTTTTTCTAGAAGTGTATCTTTTACGTGACCTACTAATATAATTCTAGGTGCCCATGTCTTAATATAAGAAATAACTTTACTGAAGGCATCCCTTAACCAGGGATATCCAGCACCATTAGGCAAGTTAAGTATTGTACCATACTTAGGTTTACCTTCTGAAAACCAGTTCTTTCCCATACTAGACTTTGAATATAAAGTCTCAGCATAAGACACACACATTTCTTCTAAGGCGGTAATGGTATCTACAGCAATATACTTATAGGGATTACCAGCTTCTTTAATAGCTTCTCCTATTTGTTTGATATCATCAATAGATTTAGCTTTTACTTTTAAAGCTTCAACATAATCAGAACCATCTTCTAAATCTAGAATCAGGCAGTTGTCTAATTGAGATAATAATGTTGTCTTACCAGTCTTAGGTTTACTGAATATAATTAAGTTCTTAGGGCTTGTGTGAGAAGCGGGAACTTTCACTGTAGGTAGTTTAATCTCCATATTATTTTATTAAATTATTTAGCCAAGGCTTTGTACTAACAGGCTGTTTCCATATAATGGCAGCAAAATCTCTTAGAGTCATTTCTGATATTGGTAAATCATTTAAATCAAAATCATTCAACAATGATTCTGATTCCATATTAAAATTTTCAATTAACTCTACTTTAACTAGCTCACTTACAGGTATTAAATATCTTAAAGGTCCATTATCTAAACCTTCTGTTGTATCATATTCTTCTTTCCAATGTGGGTTATAATTCCATTTCCAAAGAGTCCTATCAGGATCTTCAGAATCACAACTACTTCCTACAAATTCTGTATAGATGTCTGCACCTCTTCTAATTTCACTTACAAAAAATGATATGTGAGGTTCATCTTTTCCTTCTGGACGATATGCTAATTTAGGAAAAAATAAAGCTTCGGAATCACCTAATGTATCAAATATTACTTGATGTTTTTTACGTAATTCCATGATTTTAATTTTTCTTTCCTCGCCAGAAATATACTTACTTGTATTAATCATAATTAAATTTTATTTCTTTTTTCTTGTTGAGGTGGTGTTGTTATTTCTATAATCTTCATCTTTTCAAACTGAGCTCTAAAGAAACTCATACGAGTATCTCCATTACGACACTTTAGAAAATGCATAACCAAGATTTTATCATCTTCTATGATATACTTATCAGGACCATAAAACCTTATCTTTTGTTTACCAGGTCTATTAATACCAATAAGTGTATCTGCATGTTGTAATAAAGCATCAGCTCCAAAAATATCAGACTCTAGAATATAGTTACCATATTTGCCATCTTCATTTCTTTCAGGATTATCAATACTTCTGTTTAGTTGAGTAAGTACTATAAAAGCTATAGGATACTTACGTTTAAGTTCTGTAACAGCTTCTCCTAGAGAATATAAAGTATCAAACTTATCCTTTTCAAAAGGTGCTTTCTTTAATAATAAAGAATGGTCTAAGGTTACAATAGTCTTCTTAAACTCATAAAGACCATCATCGTTTTTTACAGCATGTTCATCCATGTAGTCCATAACAGTCTGCTTGAATTCATTTACTGTAATAGGTTCTTCAACAATATCTATAGGGAAACGCACCTGCTCTTTAGCATATGCGTGACACGTTGCTAGATCTTGTTCACTTAATTTACCATCAGCACTACACAGGTACTTGTAAGATTTACCTAGTACACTAGAGTACTGTCTTATGGCAGAAGTTCTAGCTAGCATTTCAAACTGAAACTCTAGCACCCTAAATTCTATATCAGGGTTAAGTGTAAAAGCTTCTCGGATAATTTGGTCCTTGATTAAAGTTTTTCCGCTACCAGGTCTACCACCTATAACAGTCATTGAGTGCCATTCAAGACCATCTGTAGTAGCATCATTAAACTTTAACCAAGGTGTCTTTATACTCTTTATGATACCATCCATTCTACCTTTTAGGTAGTGTAGGGAGTCAATATATCCCTGTCTTTGATTTTTCCAAAGAGTTTTTTTAGACATATGTTGGTTTGGTTTAATTAGAATGCGGGGTAAGCATTCTGTGTACAAATTTAAAAACTTTATGTCCTAAAAGCAAAAGAAATTCAATAAATAAATACTGCCAAAAGTCTATTGGAAACAGTACAAAATCTATGATTTTCCAGCATACTAAAGATAAAGTTATAGATGTTAATACTATAATAATTATTCTGTTCATTATACTACTTTTTCAGAAAAATGATTAGAATCTTCTCCAGTATAACCAGATTGAACTAATTCACAATAATTTGCTAACTCAGACTCCCAAGACTTATCAGTCATTTGTTTTCTAATAAAATACTGAGAGTTCTTCATATACAAATAGTTATTGTTTTCATACTCATCTACATACATATTAGTTGCTGCAATAATAGTATCCCAGTTATAGTCATAGTTCTTAAAAAACCAGATAAATGCTTCATTAATAATCTTTTTATTAACTCTAGCTACCTTACCTGATGGTAACTTACCTTTTGGAAATATATTAAGATACTGATCAGCGTCAAATGATTTAACCACTGTTTTACCAGCGGGTATATTAGTATTAATCAAATCAATAAGATCTTTACCAATACTAGTAATATTCATTTCAGGATCTACTAATTTAAGAGTTCTTAACTGTCTGAGTTCTAATGTATTATTGATATGTTTAGGTTTTCTTTTCATATAGATAGACCATAATAAATAGTATTGATTAGGAGTTAATTTATTATCTTCTATATATTCAAAGAGTTGTAACATGTCCATATATTTCTACTAATTTAAGTATTAATAACGTAATCTAGTATCTCTGAGTTAGGATGTTTTCTTAATTTTTCAAGAAAAGTATTATATAATTTACGCATTGGAACTTCATTATACAATAAAGCATCTTCTACACGTTTTCTAGCAATTGTAATAGTACTACGACTAGAACCTAAATGTGCAGCTATTGCTTGATCAGTATAACCCATGTTACCAGCAATATACGAGACTACTTGTCTGACAGTTGCTTTACCTTTATCTTTGTTATTTCTATGAAGATTAATTGATTTAGGATTAATCTCAAGAGCAATTTCAACAAGATCTTCTAATGAAACTTTAAAGTCAACAAATACATCATGGTATGTTATCTTCTTTCTTATTTCATTTTGCTCTATTGCAACACTTATATTCTTAGCAAATGTTCTTAGTGCGCCATTTAACTGCTGGTTTAATACTAGTACCGCATTATCTAATGCCTCCTGCACCTTTATTTGTACTTCTGAATTCATTTCTTAATATTTTAAAATCTTTTTTTAAATCTAGTTCCTTTTGATATGTGGTAACTATATCAGTAATACCCGTCATCTTAATACCTGCTTCGGATAAGGCATCATGTAAGCATTTACTACTAAAGTTACCCTTAGATGTTGTAACTATAAATACTACTTCACCATACTTAGTAAGTCTTGTGATGACTTTTACCTTTCTATAATCTATATTTACCATATAATTTTTGGTTTATTTTGTTTCTCTAACTGATTGTTTATTTTATTCCAGATATCACCACAGTCCCAAGGTTTCTTTTCATAGGCCGCACTAGCAGGATGTGATACCACGAGTTTTAAGTTATTACCAGGTACCATGTCAGCATACTCTTGTGCTTTCTTACCTAGAAATACATAAATAACATCAGGTTTATTCCATACTAGAGCATCAAGAACGGATACTATAAAAGGAGACCATAGTAGATAGTGACTACCTGGTTTAAATACTGTAGTAGTAAGAGCACTATTAAGTAACAGAACTCCTTGATCTGACCACCTTTTTAAATCAGGATCGCCTTGATATCCAGGAATATAAGTATCTTTAATAGAGTTAAAGATTAATCTTAAAGAAGCCTCGGGACTTCCTTTTTTACTACAACTAAAAGCTATACCATCAGGAACTTCCGGATAAGGATAAGGATCCTGACCCAGTATAACAACTTTAGTATTATCAAAAGGACATACTTCAAAAGCTCTAAAGATATCTTTTATCTGAGGTACAAATCTCTTATTATCTTTTGCTTCTTCTAGCAATCTTTCTAGAATTTTATCCATATCATCACTAAGTACAAAAGTTTTAAGGTAGTTGCCCCATCCTGCAGTTTTTAGTTTTTCATATAATTTTTCTTTTACTTGTTGTAAGTTTACGTTTTCTAACATAAGTTTGTATAAATATTTAAAGTATGTCTGAAGAAGAAAATAAGTCTAAGCTCATTGAAACAGAAGTATTAAAAGAAAATACTGTTATAACTCTTGAACTTCCTGTTGAGTATTATTTTAGACTAAATCAATTTTTATTTGAATTTTTTCCATTTAAAGATGAAAATCATTTTGGTGAAATAGTTAAAAAAATAGCAGAAGGACAAGATGAAACAGACTTTGAAGCTTATAACTTTAGAACTTTATTATCTCTTCAATTATTAATAGAGGACGCTGCTAAAAAACAAGGGCATATACAAAAAGTTAAAATAGATCCAGCAACTGGAGAAAAAATTTCTTAATAGATAGGGAATCCAATCTTATCTCCTATATTAATACATGCTTGTATAGCACTACTTAGTTCCTCCTTACTACAATCTGCAAAAGATATGACACTGTCACCTTTAACAAGACCAGCTTCATTCTTTACATATAACTTCATGTCATCCATTGACATTCCAGAGTATTCAGCAAGTTCCCGTATACATTTATGAAGCTTACTAATTTGAGCATAAGATGCGTTATTATTAAATACTTCATATGTAACTTGAACATATTGACCTTCTTCTAACTGTTTTACAAATAAATCTAATTGAACTTTGCTTAACTCATTTGCTATTACAAGTTCTTTATTTTCTTTTTTAAACTTTACGCTTACGGGTAACAGGTTTGCCGCCATATGTTTTTCTTGGTTGACCTTTATCTTTACGTGGTTTTCTCTTAAGTTTTGATAACTCTGCTTTTAAATCGTGATTTTCTACTAAACTATCAGCATATCTGTTTACTAGTTTATCATATGTAGTTTCTAAATCATTGAGTTCTTTACTATGATTTTTTACTTTAGCTGCAAAGATTACTGCAGCACCTGTTGCGCAAATAGTTGCGACCACTAAAATTGGTGTAATCATTTTTTACTGTATTTGTTTTGTTTATATTCTTTAATTATCGCGGTAAGCTCAGGTAAATCCATTAAAGGAACAGTACTTACCTCATTACCAAACTCACTAATTGTTCTGACAAAATCAGTCATATCTAAACCAGGAGTATCCCAAAATGCTTTAAACAAATGACCATGATCCTTAAGAACTGTATCTATAAAGTTCTTCATAGTTAACTTAGTCTTGTGTCTGTTAAACCATTTAATACTTTCTGTATTATCACATGCGTGTATACATACTTCTAGATGCATCATAAGATGTACTACTCTTAGTTTTTCTTCTTCTGTCATGTTAATCTTGATCTCTTACTTTATTTCCAATTTGTTCAAATAATACTATTATAAATGCAAATATAATTACAAGAAATATCATAGGTAGCATCCACCACAAAGGTAAAGTTATCCACCACCATGACCAATCAAT